GCGGAGGCGGATATCCACGGCCTGGAAGCGGATGACATCACGGCGAATGTCGATGCGGACACGGGCAAGGCTGAGACCGCCATCAAGAGCGTAGCGCGCGATCAGAGCATAGAGATCGATACCGATGCTAATGTGGCAAGCGCAAGATCAGAGATAGAAAGCCTGGCAGATACGGCAGAAGAGGTGGGCGGCAGGATCAGCGATGCGCTGAGCAGCGGCGGGGACTCCAGCGCCCTAGGAAATATCGGAGGCGTGCTGAAGGATTCCTTTTCCGACGCGGCAACCAGCGCGGTGCCAGTGCTGGGGAAGGTAAGCGAGCTGACATCCGGGCTGTCCGGAACGCAGGTGGCAGCCCTGGGAGTAGGAGCCGCAGCCGTGGGAGCGGGAGCGATGGCCGTAGGAGCCGCGAATGACATGCAGGGCGCGATGAACGGCTTTCTGGCAGAGACGGGCAAGAGCAAGGAAGAGACGGAGCGGTACCAGTCCGTCCTAGAGGATATCTACGCCAATAACTATGGAGAGTCGTTCGAGGATATCGCAGGGGCGATGGCCCAGGTAACGAAGAACATGGGCGATATGGATGACGCGAGCCTTCAGGGAGTGTCAGAATCCGCAATAACGCTGCGCGATACGTTCGGCTATGACATCCCCGAGTCCACCAGGGCGGCAAAAGCCATGATGGATATCTTCGGGGTATCGGGCGAGGACGCGATGGGCATGATAGCCGCAGGCGCCCAGAATGGGCTGGACTACTCGGGCGAGCTGCTGGACAGCATATCGGAGTACTCCGTGCAGTTCGACAAGGTAGGGCTAGATGCGGACGACATGTTCTCAATCTTCCAGAAGGGCGCAGAGACTGGAGCGTTTAACCTTGACAAGGTTGGAGATGCGGTCAAGGAGATGTCCATCCGCGTGGTCGATGGGTCAGACACGACCCGGGAAGGGTTCGAGACTATCGGGCTTAATGCGGACGAGATGGCATCGAAGTTCGCCGCCGGCGGGGATAGCGCG